GCGCTCAACGCTTCGCTCGCATCATCGCAAATGGTGGTAGGCGTTCAGACTGCATTCGATTCGCCTCAGAAAACTGGGGGGTAGGTCCACGCTCCTGCGATAAATACCTTGAAATCGCAAGGCAACAGCTTCGTGCTGATTGGGATATCGAGCGACCACAAATGATTGCTGATCTGCTCTCGCAGTGCTCCACACTCCAACTTGAAGCGCGTCGTGCTGGGCAATATCACATCGCCCTTGGTGCCATTAACACCGCTGCACGTTTGGCGCAGCTCTGCTCGTGAGCATCCTCGCTGCAGCACCAGAAGGTCACGTCCTACAACAGCTCAACCATTCCGGTGAACTGATCGACACTGACCAGCTGCTGCAGCGCATCCATGCTGACCTACATCCTGGACAGCTAGCGTTTGTCACTGACAACCAAACTCAAATCATCGGTATCAGTGCTGGATACGGTGCAGGTAAGACCCGAGCCCTAGCAGCCAAAGCAGTTACCCTCGCTGCTGCCAACCAAGGTTTCATCGGTTGTGTCATGGAACCAACCGGACCGCTAATCCGTGATATTTGGCAAAACGACTTTGAGGATTTTCTAGAGCACTACGACATCCCCTACACATTCAGGGCGAGCCCGCTGCCTGAATACATGCTGCACCTGCCAGGCGGCGATACCAAGATCCTGTGCCGTAGTTTCGAGAACTGGTCACGCATCATCGGTCTGAACCTTGCCTGGGTATTGGCAGACGAGATCGACACCGTGACACCAGCTATTGCCAACAAGGCGTTTCCAAAAATCCTTGGTCGCCTACGTTCCGGTAACGTCCGTCAATTCGGCGCTGCATCAACACCTGAAGGTTTTCGCTGGATGTGGACCACTTTTGGCAGCGAGGACGCTCAAACCAGACAAGATCGCAAGCTAATCAAAATGCGATCTGTCGACAACCCACACCTGCCACCAGATTTCATCGAGCGGCTTGAAGCAAACTACGATCCAACACTGCTAAAGGCTTACCTAGACGGTGAGTTCGTCAACCTCACCACCGGCACGGTCTACGACCGCTTCGACCGCAGCAAGCACGTCATTAGCAAGCTGCCAGACACTGAGCGCGAACCGCTACGCGTTGGCGTTGACTTCAACGTCGGCAACATGTCTGCCGTAATTGGCGTCAAGCTCAACAACAGCCTGTTCGTGATCGACGAGATCAGCGGTGCCCATGACACCGACAGCCTCGCGCAGCAGATCAAGGCGCGTTACCCAGACCGCAGAATCTACGTTTACCCTGATGCCTCTGGTGGTAACCGCAGCACGAACGCTAGCCAAACCGACATTCAAATCCTGGAGTCCTACGGCATGGCAAACCAGTCACCTCGCGCTAACCCACCAGTCAGGGACAGGGTTTCTGCTGTGCAGGCGCTACTTGAAAACGGCAAAGGACAGGTCAGGCTGCAAATCAGCACAACCTGCAAACGCATGATCGAATGCCTGGAGCTGCAGTGCTACACCGAAAAAGGCGACCCTGACAAGGATTCTGGGCACGACCACATGAATGATGCCCTTGGCTACCTAGTTTGGCGTGAGTTCAACCCATTGCATATGAATGCTGGCAGGTCTACTGGCATCCGCCTGTATTAGTGCTATCTTTACCGTGTCCGCTTAACCCCTACTCATGCTCAAGGGTTCAGAACTACTCGCCAAGGTCAAGGAACTCAAGGACCTGAACAAATCAGATCTCGTTCGCGAGTGTGGCTACACCGATAAAAACGGCAAGCTCTGCTATACCGCTTTTTACGAAGCCCTGCTCGAAGCCAAGGGCTTTGAAATGAAGTCCAGCGGCAAGCGTGGTCGCGCTTTGACTTACAAAACAAAAGTGCAGTTCAACGGCAAGCTGCAGATCGGTGAAGGTTACGTCCAGGAAATGGGCTTCAAACCCGGTGACGAGTTTGAGATCAAGCTTGGTCGCAAGTCTGTCACGCTGCAGGCTGCCTCTACATCTGCTGATATTGCCGTAGCTGTTTAAGCTAAAACTGTTCCCGCTCTGCTAAGCATCGGGCAGCATGGGGTTGGCTAACACCAACCCCTAAACTTTGATTATCGAAGCGGCGCCATGTACTCAGGGTATAACTTCTACGACCGCCCCATGGCGCGGCGCACCGTCACTAAGGTCAACGATGCCAACACCGCTTGGTACGCGCAGGAACCTCACTGGATCCTGATTGAAGACCTACTGTCTGGCACCTACGGCATGCGTCGCAAGCATCGCCGTTACCTTCCACAAGAACCACGCGAGCTAGACGAAAGCTACGACAACAGACTTGCACGTTCAGTATGCCCGCCTTATTACCAGCGGCTTGAACGAATGCTGGCTGGCATGTTGACCCGCAAGCCTGTCCGGTTAAACGATGTATCTGATATCGTGCGGGAGCAGCTATTTGACGTTGATTTGTTAGGCAACGACCTCAACGTCTGGACGTATGAAACCGCACGAAAGATGGTGCGTTACGGTCATATTGGTGTGCTTGTGGATGCTCCTGCTGCTGGTGAGAATGGAAGACCTTATTGGGTCAGTTATACGCCGCGTGAAATCCTGGGTTGGCGTACTGAACTAAAAGATGGCACGCAACAACTCAGTCAGCTTCGTTTGCTAGAAAAGGTAGTCGTCAACGATGGCGAATACGGTGAAAAGGAAGTCGAGCAGGTGCGGGTCTTAACACCTGGTGCTTTTGAGCTGCATCGTCGTGATGAAAAATCTGGCGATTTTCAAGTATTCGACAGCGGCACCACAACGCTGAATGAAATCCCATTCAGCATTGCCTATGCCAATCGCGTGAACTTTATGGAATCACGCCCGCCAATGGAAGACATAGCGGAGCTGAATCTAAAAGCCTATCAAGTGCAGTCTGATCTAGATAATCAGCTCCACATCTGCGCAGTACCGATGCTTGCCTTTTTTGGCTTTCCATCAGCAGCAGAGGAAGTGTCCGCTGGTCCTGGTGAAGCAATTGCATTCCCAGCAGAAGGTAAAGCAGAATATATTGAGCCATCTGGCAATAGCTTCGAATCTCAGTTCCGTAGGCTTGAGCAGATTGCGCAGCAAATCAATGAGCTAGGTTTATCTGCTGTGCTAGGACAAAAACTATCGGCAGAGACTGCAGAAGCCAAGCGCATCGACCGCAGTCAGGGTGACAGTACCATGATGGTAATTGCTCAAAACATGCAGGATCTGATTGATAACTGTTTGACCTATCAAGCTGAGTATCTCAACATCACTCAAGTTGGCAGCAGCTACGTTAACCGCGACTTCCTAGGCACACGTCTTGAACCACAGGAAATCCAGGCACTATTGCAGCTTTATACCGCTGGCACAATCACTCAGGAAACGCTGCTGCAAAACCTGGCCGATGGTGAAGTACTAGGTGATGACTTTGACGTACAAGAAGAACTGGAAGCAACACAAACTGGTGGAATGATCGAAATGGCACAGCCTGAACCGCGCGTCAATGAACAAATGCCAGAAGAATCTATAGAACCCGAAGATACAAGCGATATTCCGGCATGATGAGCTGGTTATGGAGGTTAGCAATGGAAGCCAATAAGCCACGCAGGCAACAGCTAGTCGCTGTCAAAGGGCAAATGAAGCCTCACATTTTTGCTGTCATCAGACTTAGCTGGTATCGCAAAGGCAAGTTATATACCGTAGAGGAAATGAATGTAGAAAATGGCACTGATGAAACGCCAGAGGCTGTCATCATGCTGATCAAAGAAGCGCTAAAGTCTGGCGCCGATGTCACCATGCAAACTGCCTGCAAGCCACAAGATCTAGGTATTGAATAATGGCAACGCCAGCAGTTCTATACCGTAATGCGATTGACCTCAACCGCTACAGCAATAGCGTTGCTCGCAGGCTGATTAATGCATATAACGACATCATCATTGATGCTGTCAATCAACTGCGTGTTATCGACGAAGCTGCTGCACCTGTCAAAGCTGCCAGACTGCGTGCCATCTTGGCGCAGCTAAAAGCAAGCCTTGGTACATGGGCTGGTGATAGCACTGAACTAACGGCTAATGAACTGCAAGGTTTAGCCCAGCTTCAGTCTGAATTTGTCAACGAGCAGTTAGCTCGCGTTTTACCGCCAGGGATGCGCTCTGCTGTTAATACTGTTGAGATCAGCCCGCAGTTTGCCCAGTCAGTCGTCACAACAGATCCAACTCAAATCAACGTTGTAACTCTTAGCGACGATTTAGTCGCTGCAGTTCAAGGCGCACCGCAAACATTCAGCTTGACCGCTGCAAAGGGAGCAACTATCACACTGCCTAACGGTCAGGTTGTCGAAAAAGCATTTCGCGGCATTGCTGAATCACAAGCTGAACGGTTTGGACAGGTTGTAAGGAATGGTTTGCTGACTGGAGAAACGACGCCACAAATTGCGAAGCGTCTTATCGGAACGCTGCAGTTTGGCGAAAACCGTACTGTGAAACAGGCAATCGCAGCAGGGGGTGAGCTAACTACCATTCCAGATAATCAAGTAATGGCGCTTGTGCGTACCAGTATCAACCAAGTTGCCAATGCTGCCAGCCAACAGGTTTACGAAGCCAATCAAGACATCACCAAAAAGTACCGCTACGTCGCAACGTTAGACACTAGAACTAGTGCCATTTGCGCAGCATTAGACGGGCGTGAATTTGAATACGGCAAAGGTCCAACCCCACCACAGCACTTCAACTGCCGTTCAACGACTGTGCCAATCATTGATCCTGATATTCTGCCGCCATCTACAACAGCAACACGCGCTAGTCAAGACGGGCAGGTGCCGATCAATATGAGTTACGGCGAATGGCTAGCAAAGCAACCTAAATCTGTTCAAGCAGAAGCTATCGGAGCTAGCAAGGTGCCGTATTTCAACAAGCTTGCTGAAAAATACGGTCCTAAAAATGCTGTTGCAAAACTCGTGCGAGACGACGGATCTGAACTAACCTTGGACCAACTTCGCAGC